AGTAAAGGCCTTGCCTCTCCAGTTGCAAAGATCCTTGTACAGGTTTGTTTTGACTCCCAGAAAATTGCTGTACTCAGTGGAAATGCTCATAGGCTCCTCCCCATTCTCCTCTTTAAACACCCGGAGCTCATTGGGTAGTTCAAAGGTAAAGCGCACCGTATCCCGGAGCTCGTTGAAATTGTTTAAAATAGTTCCCAGGTGCATAAACTTAAAGCACCTGGCTACATGGGTCCCCTCAGGGATTAGTTCCCGTTCCTTAGCTGTTTTTGTTACTGTAGGCATGATGTTGATAAATTAAATAAATAATATTACTCATCCAGGTCTCTCTCCTGGGTCTCTAAGTGTTGGATCCCATCATAGATGGCCTCCAGGATCTTATCCTTGATAAAGATATCATTCCTGTTGGATCTACTTCGGTCTCTGTTTACCAGCTCAGATAGCCTCATATGGAGGCTCCTGGGCAGTTCTATCTGGCGCTTGACCCCTGGGGTCTGCTCCAGATCGTTTTTCATTTCTCTGATTACTTGTTTCATAGGTTGCTTGTGTTGTTACAAATATACTACTTTTTTGGTTCCATATTAAATAGCTTGTAGATCTCCGGATCCTTTACCCTGGTCCACTTGGGATCCTTAGCTATAAACTGACCCTGCTCATCTGTGTGCCAGGTATAGGTGATCATATCCAGGAGATCCCAGCGCTCCGGGTAGTTCTCATAAAACAGAGCCACCCCAGGCCTAAGGTTTTCAGCATTGGCCTGCATCAGTCCACTGGCCAGCTGCTCTGTGGCATTGGTTACACTGGTCCCGGACTTATTGATAAACAAGATATGATAGATCTCTCCCACTTTCTTGATAACTACCTCACACTCTGAGGGCCACAGGCCAAAGCCTTTATATTGGATCTTCCCCTGGTAGCTCTCATGCTTAGCATGGGATCCCTTGCCTGCACATACCGGCCCCATGCCGGCCCGGATGCTCTCCGGGTCCGACAAAGGCCGGCCACACACAGAACAATTTATAGGGACCAGCTTGTCCTCCCTGGGCTGCTCCCCTGTAGGATCCAGGGCATCTCCCAGGGCCCCGAAGATATCCAGCTGTGCTGGGGCTGTTTTAGGCCCTCTAGTGGCCTTTGATGTTTTCTGGATAGATCCTGCCAGTGGCATAGGGATAGGCTCCTGGTGGCTCTCTGGTGGCCCCTGGGCTATATCCTCCATGATTCCCAGGGTCTCTCTGTATTTCTCATTGAGGATCCAGCTGTAGGAATTATGACCATACTCTCCTACCTGCTTTTTGTGATCAGTCTTGGTAAGGATATGGGCCTTAGTCAGGTTGCTGATAGCCCTCCTGATTGAGGTAATAGGAGGCCTGCCTGGCATTGGGAAGGCCAGGGCTCGGACCTCCCAGGGTGTGTATAACTCCCCAGGGTTGGCCTCAAAAAAGCAGGCTATTACATTCTCTTGGGTTAGGGCTTTTTTCTGGAGATCTTCCAGATCTTTGCCGCTCTCGTTGGTTGTGTTGTAGAATCCTTGTGTTTTCATTGTGTATGTATTTAGGTTATACTTCAAGTTCATCATATGTCAGGGCCATATTGGCCTGATAAAAGGCTTTAGCAAAGCCTAAAGGTGTCATACTCCGGAGCTCCTTGGTGCGCTCTGAAGATCCTCCCAGCTTCTGGGTCCAGGATCCCTGGGGCGCACAGCGTACCGGTTCAATGGGATCCTTTTCTGGCATCTCAAAATTTCCCCATAGGCCGGTTTTTTTGGTGTATGCGTTCAGCTTCATTACCATCTCTATCTCCTCCCAGGTTACTCCCTTGCCATCTTTGCGCCTGATCCTATCCAGCTCATTGTGCTCTGAGTTGGTCAGCCCCAGGTAACCGGCATAATCACATGGATCAAAGTATCTAGGAGACCCCAGCCATGGCCTAAGTTTACTGATACGGCCCACCGGGTTCTCAATGCAGTAAAAAAATGTATCTCCCATCTCTTCCAGGTAGTCCGGGCAGGTAGGCTCAAAAGCATCCACCAGGCAGGCTACCTGGTCCACCAGCTGCAGGGACAGGTTGGTCCTGCCATCCTGGTCCTTGGTTTTCCAGTATTGGGCTCCACTGACAGCAAAGTCAGTACAGGGAGGAGCTGCCAGGATCCCATCCACATCCTCCAGGAGCTCCAGGGTGGTCTCCATATCTTTGAAGATATTAATATCATGGCCTGCTTTTACATCCCAGGTCCAGACCTGCCAGCCTGCATCCATGTAGGGGCTGGCCCAGGTTCCTGAATAGTCGAATAATGATAATAGCGTTTTCATTACTGATAGACTTTAGTTATTTTCTGTACTTGATCAATAGCCTCAAAGCAGCGGAAATAATCCTCCTCTGCCAGATCTCCGTCCTCTTCCAGCATCTCCAGGATCTCCTGGGCTTTTCTGAGGGTCTCTTTTAGTTCGTTTTTTAGTGTCATTGTGTTGTATGTTATAGTGATTAAATAGGTCCATTACTTTCTCCAAAGGCTCCAGCTGGCACCTCCCAGGTGTCCTGGATCATAGGCTCATCAAATACCATGGCCTTGGCTTTCTCTACCAGGTCCTGGTTGCTGCAGTTATCATAAGGCATACCCAGAGCTGCCTGCTGGTTTACAGTGTTCTGCCTGTGGATGGTCTTACCAAAGTCCTGCTCATAGTCTGCTATCTTATCAAAGCCAGCCCGGTCTATCTTCTTAATACTGGCCCACTGGTGGATAGATCCAAAAATACACTTCATACAGGACAGCCTTCCCCATCCCAGCCTATAAGCAGGGTGTGGGTTTATCTTATGTTTGCGGATCACTGTCCAGACCTGGTGCTCTTCCCAGTCGTGCACTGGTCTCCATTGGATGGTGGTCCTGGTCTTAGTGGTGGTCTTATGTACTTGGATGGTCTTATACTTAGCCCTGGCTGGGCTCTCCTCTGCCCTCTCTCCGGACACTACCAGGATCCTCTTACCTCTCAGGCGCTCCTGTTAGATATGACAGACACGCAGGCCTCAATTTTCAGGTAGCTGCTGCACCATCTTGTCCGGAGATCTGCAGAGACCTGTGGAAACATTTGCCTGGTATTCTTGGGACCATTGCCTCCGGAGATCCCACACTCTATCAGGTTGTCCTCTCCATTGACTGGGTATTCAAAGCGCACCGGAGCGGTGGCCTGGTTATTTCTTAACATCTCCCTCTCAAATCCTCCCTCTCTCCAGGAGTAGTAAATAGGTAGATTAAAATGCTCAGCCACTTTCCTGCAGTAGTCCTCAGTGATGGGCCAGTCCATCAGGGTGGATCCCTCTCTGCCATCTACCAGGTGGTGCCATAGCTCCAGCTTCTCCCTGGGGCAGCCATCATCCAGCATGAAGAGCAGGCAGGCCAGGCTATCCTTACCTCCAGAAAAGGCTAATACTATTCTATCATAGTCGCTGTAATTGATTCGCTCCGGTGTGTGTGCCTCTGTTTTCATTGTGTGTGTTTGTAGATTTAAGCGGAAGGGATCCGAAGATCCCCGGCTGGCATGCTCAGCCCTTTGTCCCTGGCACCTACTTACTGCTCCCTAAAACTATTACCAGGACCCTATGCTCCTGATCTGCATTGAGGGCATTTTCCAGATGACTCTCCAGCATATCAGCATAGGCAGGGTTGTCTGTACATCCATGTACCATCATTACAAATTGATCCTCTCTAGTGCTGACACCTATATAACCGTGCCAGGAGCTATACAGGCTATCTTTTGTAAGTGCATTAAAAATTATCCTCTCCTCTTTTTTGTTTACTGCAAATACCAGCCTTAGTCCAAAGTCCCTGGTAGCCCAGCGGATCTCTTTTTTAAGGTTAGCCTGTTCCATAAGTAGAGTTTCAAATGTTACTTTCTCTGTGTAACTCTCTGATTCTGTGTGTGTTGCTTGTGTTTTCATGATGTTTTTATGTGTTTGATTATATTTGTTGATACAAACATAACCTTTATATCAATACAAAGCAAGTATTTGGCTATATGTTTTATAACATGCTCATAACTATCTGTGTATCAGTCAAAAGCATTATCTCCCTATGGTTGGTATGAACATACCAGGAAGGGGGCAAAGTCTCTTATTCGGGCTCTTTGGGGCCTTAGATTCAATATGCAACATTTGTTACAAAAAAAAGGGCCAGACTAATTAAAGCCTGACCCTGGGCGTTAGTTCTATCAGTTCACCACGGGCAGCAAGCGAAAGGATAGAGTTTATTAGCCCTTACTTTTCCGGGATCCAAAGATCCTCCTCTTTTGTTTTTCTGGTTTCATGTTGACCGTATGCTTTAAAATATCTGTATCCATCCTGTTACCCCTTCCACGGATTTTCATCTTGCCTATCCGGATCTCGTCACCTATTCCCACCCGTTCCCAGATCAGGGCACCTACAAACATTCCTATAGTAAAGGCCACTATAAACCAGTGCCAGCTCACTACCTGGAGGCTTTAACGGTTTGCACCAGGTTATCCAGGGCCAGCAGGAGATCTATGGCAGCCTCGGCCACAGCCTCCACCTTATCATTCTCCAGGTCCAGCTCATCAGCTATATAATCAGCCAGCTCCTGCTTCTCATCTGCTGTCAGATCCTGAAACTCTGCCTTTATCTCTGCTGCATTTATAGCGGCCTCAAACACATCCGGAGCAGTGGACACAGCCAGGCTGATCCCTTCAGTCCAGGACAGCCTGCCATCGGCCAGCTTGTCCTCTAGCTTGTCAGCAAAGGCTATTGCGTCCTTTGTGACTTCCTTAATTTTCTCAATTCCTAAACTCATAATGTTGCTATTTAAGTGAATACTAAAAAAGGGCACCGGGCCCCAGGGGATCCCTGCCAGGAGGATGGGCCAAACAGGGGCCCCTGAATCCTCAGTGCTTTATCTTTGATATTAATCTATCTCTCTGTTTTTTCATTGGTCCCTTTTCCTTGCCGGTCTTTAAGATGGTGCCTATCAGTGCATCAATCCCCAGGCCAGAGGTAAAGGCTAATTTTCCGTTAAGCTCCACCCCATAAAGGTCCTGATAGAATACCACACTGGCTCCTATAAAGATGGCCACAGCCAGGCCCCGGATCACATTATCCCGGATCATAAACCAAAAGTTAAACCTGGTAGGAGTATCACTGTTGCTCTTGGTGGAGTGTCTTACATCCAGGGCAAAAAATACCAGGGCCCCTCCAGCCATCAGTAGAAAGTATGCTACGAACTGACTCAGCGTCATACCGTTGAGCAGGATCCCTGTAACCTCTTCCCAGTGTATCTCTTCCATTGTTTAGATCTTTGTAGTGATCACTCTCATGATCCAGCCTACCAGGAATACCTGCAGCTGGGGCTTTCTCTTGACCAGGCCCACATAATACTCCACCCGTTTCCGGACAAAGCGCTCCTCAAAGTCCTGGGATCTATTAATAGCTGCAGCTGTAACCGGCCCCAGGATCCCATCCCGTTGGACCCGGACCACAGCCTGGGCCATCTTAATAGACCTCTTGGTCCCTGCATTGACTCCCATATCAAATACCTGGAGGGCACGCTGAGGCCTGAGGATCCTATCCAGGCCTGCCTTTTTCCAGTAGTCTCTATAGTAGATCTTCTCGGCCTCGGCCCTGGTCAGCTTCTTAATATCCAGATCCGGATAGAAGCGCTTAGCTATTCCAAAATTAGTCTCTCCACCTGGATCATCCGGGTGGTTTACATACCCACCCTCATGCTTCAGGACTACCTCTACACATTTAGCAAAGTTGTTCATGGTTACTCTGTTTTATTTGCCTCCAGCAGGGCCTTTGCTCCCCTGGATCCGGAGGTATAAACTTGTTGTATAAACTCATCCAGGCGGCTATTGTGATCTCTGAGCTCTCGCCTTACCTCCACTATGTCGCTGTCGTTCTCTGTTATAGCCTGATGCAGCAGATCACTCTGGACCCGGAGCTCATTCAAATATAACAGTAGAATATCCTGGCTTACATAATCATCCTCAATAGCCTCAATATGCTGCCTGAGGTTTTGTAGCTTAAAGTGATCATTGACAGCATTGCCAGCGGTTCCCAATAAGAAAGGGGTCAGGATGGCTATCAGGGTAATCTTTAACTGCCTTATAAATTTACTTTCCTCTTGGCTCATAATTGATATTCAGTATTGGCCAGGGCCTGGGTAGGGGTTACTATATCCACTCCCTCGCTCTGGCAGTAATCTATAATCTCATTTAGTGCTGCGCCTTTGGCCGCTGTATAATCATGCAGCATCAGGATGGCCCACCTGTTTTGGGCCTTACAGATATCTATCTGGGCCTTTATGTTTGCTATCTGTGTGGTGTTAGGGACAGACTCCAGGTTGTAGGTGCCATCAGGGACCTGAAGATCCCCGGCCATAGCGGTCAGTCTGTATTTATCAATAGCCTGAGGGCATGCCTCATGAAATAGGCCACCGGTGCCGGCCCATGCAAATCCTGCCTTCCATCCTATTTTATGCACCAGGTAAGGGATAGTTAAGTTTGAATAGCTGTACTTATTTCCTATGTAATATTCACAAGCTATCCCATAGGCCTCCTGCTCTGTCTTGCTCTGCCTTAGCAGATCCTCCAGATCATTGGCGAACTCTAAATAATTATAGTCATCATCCTCCCTATTGTGGCTGGCTATTTCCCATCCTGCAGCATCCAGGATCTGGAGCTCTTCCAGGGTGGCAAAAGTTACAGAGCCTACGGTCTGACCCAGCTGGGCAATATGGCAGCCAGTGAAGGCCAGCTCTCCCTGGGCCTGGAAGATGGGCAGGTAGTTTGTATCTGTAGTATTCCTGGTATCATCAAAGCGCACAGTAAACATGCCCTTTGTGGTCTTGAGGTAGCCCAGCTGTACCTGGTTGTTGGCATCATAAAGCGGAGACCCTCCAGAATAAACCACAGCAAAGTCATCCCCGGTGTACTCCAGGATCTCCAGGTGGTCTGCCCCTGTTTTATTTGTATCATACAGGATCACCTCCTCCAGTATTTTCCTATCAAACTCCTCTATTGAATTATCGCTATACTTTACAAAGGCCCTGCCTTTGTATCCATCATTGGCCCAGGCCTGGATGGTGCGCTGGTTTAGCTCTAATATGTGCCAGTCCCTGGGGTTGCTTGCATCATAATATCCACCCCTGGCATCCGCTCCCCATATCGTAGTATTAGACCGGTCAAAGTAGGTATTTGTAAATCGGATCTTACAGTCCGGATGGTTGACCCCTGTAGTGCTCCTGGCTCTCTCTGATACCTTTTGATAACCAGCAAAAGGATAATCATTGGGTGGGGTGCTGGCTGACTTATCAACATACAAAGCAGCTAAATTGCTGTTATATACCTGGTACATATCCATAGCAGATCCAGCCTGCTCTTTGTACCAGTCCAGGCCATAATCCAGAGGCAGGCTGCTCATCTTCCTGTAGACCTTATGATCATCTGTTATACCAGACTCTCTATAAAAGTGATTCCCCTGGCCGCTGATATCAGCGCACTGCATCAGGGTGGGCAGGTGGATTTCCAGGTCAGTGCTGTAGGAGTGATCCAGGCAGTTGAGCAGGGTCTTTACCTCTCCAAACTTTTTGAAATTCGTTACAGTGGTATGGCCATAGTTGCCACCGAACTGTAGTTGATACTGGTTTGTTCCAGCATCAAAAACGAAAGTGCTGATATCTTCTACATGGGAGTGCACCAGGTTGCCATCAGGATCATATATGTAGCTAGTGGCCTCCTTGGCTGTGCCGTCAATAGTAAGTATAAAATCATACCACTCCAGGGGATTTATCTGGGTGGCCCTGTCACTGGATGCATAGAACTGTATCAGGGTGCCATTGGTGTCCTCCATGGCCACTCGGATATAGTTGTAATAGTTATAAATATCTAAACCTCTGCCGGTGGTCCTTGAAAACAGCATCCTCCTGGTGCTGGTTATATCCTCCTCTTGTTTAGCTCTAAAATATAGGGTATGGTTGCCACCATCCCAAAGGTTTTCCACCTGGTTGGTGCTGTCTCCTAGTATGTTTAATTGAGCCAGAGCGCTGTCATTTAAAAACTCCGGGAGAAAGATCTCAGCATTATTGGATCCTGTAGCATCAAATAGATCCAGCTCGGTCCTGGTTTTTAAATGCATGCCCAGATCTGAAGGAAAAGGCACAGAGGCCACTGCCAGGGTCTCTGGGACCTGGGTAGTCTGGTATCTGTTTACTACCTGGGTGGTGGTGTATTTAGTCCCCATACGCTCCGTATCCTGCTACATGAAATCCATCTAATATCATCTTATCATCTGTGGTGTTTTCCAGATCATGGTAGTAGGATCTTTCTTCCATACCGGTCAGGGTCAGCGTGATGGTTACCCTGTTATTATTAACTCCACTGACCACTACCTCTCCTCCAGTTGTAGATCCGGACAGTAGGGCTGTGCTGTTTTCCTGTTCCCGGATAGAATAAACCAGTTCCTTACCGGACAGATCCACAGCGTCCCCATCCTGATCAGTCACATCAAAGATCCAGATAAACTGCTCCCGTAGGTTGCTTTTTACATCTTTCCTGTTTGCTCTTCTTACATCATCTATGGCCATTATGATCTATTTAAAAGGTTGTTATTCAGCATAAAATTATACCAGGCCTGTCCCATGGTCACCAGGCCGCTGGCTGTGTAGTGGATGCTCCACATGGTAGCCCCTTCGTCCTTGGGATATATGATATAAACCTGATCTGTATCTGCAGCTATATTCTCATAAGCTGTCCGGATGGCTGGGTAGTTTTCCCTATCCAGATCTGCATGAAGATTAGCTATGATAAAAGGGACTGCAGTGTCATCCACCAGGATCCTGATATTGGCTATCAAAGTCCGGAGCCTGGCCTCATAAAGGGCATCGATCCCCTCCGTTGCATCACTCTCCCCTTGCATCCACAGGATCCCATCTATGATATATGGCTGATCCGGAAGCAGTCCTATACTCCTGGTCCAAAAATCCTCCAGCTGGGTCCAAAGATAGCCAGGGGTGTCCTTGTCCCAGGCAGTTATATTTTCCCCTCCGTATGCATTTTTTATAATATAAACATCATCATTATAGTAGGCTGTAAGCAGCTGGCCGGCCTTAGCTTCAGCACTCCATCCCCATTGGGGATCCCCTCCTGCATAATTGGGCCAGCAGGTATTCCTGTTAGCCCAGCTGTAGGCCTCCCACTCTCCGCTTTCTCCGCTCCATCCATTAAAGATCTTGACAGTGCTCTGCTCCTGGAGCTCTGCAGGGATCTCATTGTCTAGCTGTGTATATCCCACAGCGTTGCTCTGCCCTGCTATGATCAGGATATGGGTCACCTTTTCGGTCTCTGTGACCTGGTGCCTGGTGCCTGGTATGTTTGTAGTCAGATATGGCATTAAGGCGCTATTATAGGCTTAATGGTTACATTATCTATAGACCCATCAAAGCTGGACCCATTTCTAAAATAGAAATGCTCATCAGCTCCTGAATAATTACGGACCGGAATATCATAGTGTCCTGAGCTGCTTATTAGGTGTTCTGTTTCGTTCCAGTATATCAATCCTCCACCCGTATAGCACTCAAAAGCCCCAGAGTTGACCACTACATCAAAGCTCAGTAAATAGGTTTTTTGGCTTGCAAGTATATTATCTGCAGCCCCGTCATCATCATCATCATAGGTGGCTACCTGGACGGTAGCACTGCCATTGCAATTTAATGTTCCTCCTGATATAGTCCAGCCCGTTCCCAGGATCCAGTGGGTGTCTGCGTCAAAGGTTCCGTTGGTTATTATATTGTTGTTTTGGTTTCCCAGCCAGTAAACCAGCCCCTTTTGAAGGCCATAGCGCTGGGCTGCATCCAGGGAGGCTCCTGCTCCAAAGGCCATGATTCTGGCCGGGTTGATGGTGCTGGGGCTTCCCAGATTGTTGAACGTACCTAAAAACATTGGATAGGTTCCTACCCTTCCATTGGATGCATCTGTGTCTGAGTCTCTCGCCACCATCTCCCTGTAAAAGGCTGTAGCATTTGAAGCAGTCCTATTGAATATCCAAAGCCCGGCCCCATTGGTCTCTGCCCAGTCTCCTGATCCAGCGGAGTTAATATAAACCCTGCCGGCTCCTGTTGCGCTTCTTACCCTTCCATAGTTTCTGACTGTGCCATCAAAAGCCCCGAACTGCTGTGCAGTGTTTCCGGTAGCAGTATCAGTCATAAAAATAATACATGCATCATCCTGCTGGTATTTGGTCAGCTGGTCACATATAAGATTACTATTTAAGTAATTGCCAGTAGATGAGATCCAGCCTATTTTTTCAGTAAAGGCAGGGGATCCTACCAGGGTGGTGTCGTTGGTTCCAGGGCTTATCAAATTTACCAGGCCATCTGTCTCACCCATGGCATAAAGATAAAGGGCATCCAGCCTGTCCCAGGCTCCTGCTGCCTGGATAAAAGCCTTAGCTGTACTCCATACAGGGTCCCCTGCTGCTCTTCCAGGTGTCCCAAACACTGCGGCAAAAGTATTCAAATCCATATCTTAGGCATTATTGTTTACAAAGGTTTCCAGCTGGAGATATCCATCCTCATATTGTGCCGGCAAGAGTCCAGCTTCCCGGACCGGCTTTAAGATATTCAGCAGGGCTTGGGACCGTATTACCAGGGGCCCCTTCAGCTCTGACCTTATGGCCCGGATCTCTGTGTTATATACATCCAGGGTCTCCTGGTCCGGTGTGGTTTTGGTTGTAGGCATGTCCAGGTAGTCCTGTTTAATCCCATTAAACTCCTCTACCAGGGCGGCCAGATCCACAGGTATAGTCTCCCCTATTACCTGGACCAGCTGCCCATCTTGTTCCCTGTATTCTATTATTTTTCCCATAATTAAAACCCGTATATCCTTGTTACTGTTATTAGTATATTGCTATGACTTACAGCCCCGGCCTGGTTGTCCTGCAGTGATACAGCATTGTTGCCAGCTGTGGTCCTGGGTGTTATAATCTCATCAGTGCCATCCACCAGGTCCACTGTGGAGGATCCTATAGTCAGCCTGGGAGATCCACCGGTAAAGGTCCCGGAGGCCCGGACCCTAAAGCTCTCATATGGGATCAGGGACTCTATCACATCAGCCACGGCCTCAGCATTGGTGCCGGCCCCTTCAGCCAGGGCATCTATCAGAGGATCTGCTGTAATTGTAAAGGTGTCCCAGGTGGCCAGGTAGTTGGACCAGTTGGCTATCAGGTTGGTCTCAAATATTTCCTCTTCTATAGGAGGCAGCTCCAGCACCTGGCATCTCAGTAAATTACTTCTAAAGTTCTGAGACCAGGATAGAAAGAAATAATACCTGCCATCCTCCTCATATATACTGGTAGGTAGCAGTCTGCTGTCTAGGTTCATGGTTCCCCGGATCCTCCTGGTAGTTATCCCCTTTTGGATCACATAATTATCCCGGAGATATTTCAAGAGAGTCTGTTGTGGGCCGTAGGCAGCCATAGATCCAGCGTTATAATAGTAGGACCTCCATGTAGTGGTGGTATTAGTTCCACTCACATTCCTGCTGATAGATCCCTTAAAAAAGCGGTTCTCATTTCCGCTAAGCTCCACATCTCCAGCCGTGACCACTATTTCCTCCATGGATTCTAAATTATCATCAGATACATCCAGGGCCTCACTGGTCAGCTTTGTGGGTGCCTCAAAGTCATAGAGCCCCAGCAGCTTTACATTTCTCCACCGGCATCCGGTCACTCCTACATCTGAGCTATATGGATTATACAAATAGATGGAGAGATCCCCTGCATATGGGATATCATCCAGCTCCACAGATATGGTCACCCATTGCCCTGCTTTGGCGCTTATAGTAAACGAGATATATCCATCCGAATTATTCCAGGCTCCGGTATTTCTGCCCCATCTATCATTGCTTGACCCACTGGCTGCATCCAGGTAGGCCTTCATATACACTATTGCCCCGGTCACATTCTCGTCACCCTCCAGCATTACCTCAGCTGATAGTACCAGGTTTTGATCTGTGCCTGTATCAATGTCCTCAATAGTTTGATATAGGTAGCTTACAGAGGGACTGCCATAGTATTGGTTGACCCTGCAGTAAGCCACTGTTTTATCATCCTCATCAGGGCTCTGTATAAATCCGCTATAACCTCCACCAGAGGCTCCAGCACTCCAAAAGCTCCAACTGGTTGGCCCATAGCCCCTATAAACAGGCTCGTTCATAGACCCTCCCATTAAGATATTTTTATAGAGGTGGTCAAAGGTTACCAATATCTTTTTTACAGCTCTCTCAAATCTCATCACAGCCCCTGTAATCCACCATGTATCTACATCCCTGCCTAATACATTTATCCCGGTGTGGTTTATGATTCTACTTGACTCTGAGAGATATCCATAGGCCTCATAGGTTCCTGCATATGAGTATCTGGTCCACCTCAAATCCTTGCCATCTGCATAATAGGCAAAGTCCCGGATCCGGATAATATACCAGCCATTACTCCCCATCACTATCCTGGCTCCAAAGGTTTTAAGGATATCTATCAGTACATCCAAACAGTTCCAAACACTGCCATCATCATTTATATATTTATCCCTGTTTATGTAGGCCTGAGCCAGGGTTGAGCTGCTCACTGCGGTGGATCCTCCTGTGGGGATCAAAGAGATTGAAACATACATATCAGGAGCCAGGGAGGTGTCTGGTATGATATTACTCATCAGGTTGGCCAGTATAGTTATAGCAGTCTGCCTGCCTCTCCAGTAGCTCCCTGAGTTTAGAAAGTCATAGCTGGCCAACAAGCCCAGGCCACAGGTGAAACGCAAAGTAACATCATGAGGGCCCTGTGTATGTGGCTGCTCATACTCTTCAGGAAGGTTCCACCCTTGCCACTCATTGGCCCCTGCAGTGCTGTTGTAAAGTATGCAGTAGTATTTTTTCTGGACAGCCAGACCAAAGTCCTCCAGAGCCTCAGCACTATCCACCCGGACAGTGACCACAAGCTCTGACCCCAGGATGGGGTCAAAGGGAGTCCCATCTCCTTTGGGGATTACATCCAGGGTAATAGGCTCCTCTCCTCCCTTTAGATCCTCAACTGATCCAGTATAGCCTTCCTCGTATATTTTAGCCACCCGGTTACCTGCGCCCTGGGAATTTATTGCATATACATTGTATCTCTCTCCTAGTGCCATTTATCCTATCCTCCTGCTCTTGTTACGGTTCTGTTGTACCTCTCCATTACCAGGTAAAGGTCTGAGCCTTTTATCTTGACCTCTGCAGGGCTTGATCCTCCCACCATATCCTGGAGCTTATTCCATGGAATAATAGCCTCCTTACCTCCTGGATTATCTCCTACCATGGCCAGGGTGGGGCCGGTTACCATTCCACCCTCCGCAAAGGATGGGACTAACTGGTCAAACAACAAAGAGGCCGCTCCTGCAGCTACTCCTGCAGCTGCTATATTGAAAGGAAATGGAATAGTGGCCAGTGCATCTGCCACCGTTGAGGCCACCCCTTTAGCTATTTCTGCCTTAACGATAGTCCTGGCTGAGTTGAGAGCAGCTTTAGCGGAGTGCTTCCACATGTTTCTCATGTTTTCCTCTGCCTGGTCCACCTCTTTCTGGGAGTATCCTGCTGCCAGGGTTATAGCCTCATAGTCTGCCTTTATCTGTTCACTGGTATAATCAAAGGCTGAGACCATGCTGTCCAGGGTGCTATTCATTAAACCACTCTGCTGTACATTCCTGTTGAGGGTTGTAGTCCAGGCCTCCGTTTGTTCTGAGGCTCCTATAATCCCAGGGGCCACTCCATAATCTATTGTATCAGCTAGCTTCTGGTGTGCTGTGCTGGCCTCTGATAGCTTTTCATTCCCGGCCTGTAGTGTGGCCTGGTAGTTTCTTTGGGTCCTTTCCAGGGCTATCATCTTATACTCCTCAGCTGTGGATCCCTGAAGCAGCAGCGCTGTGCTGGTGCCCTGGATCTTTAGCTTTTCCTCCCAGAATTTCCTGGTAGCTTCCAGGCGCTTATCCTGGATTATTTTCTCCTGGGCTGCTATTTTCTGCTGGGCCTCTGCTTCCTTTTCTGCTGCCTTGGTTGCCAGGGCCTCAGTTTCTACATAGTAGTTTTTTACTGCCTCAACCTCATCCTTTAACATCTGCAGTTGCTTCTGCTCGAACTCCAGCGCCTTTTTATCCTTACGCTTGAGCTTACCGGTGAAGCTGGCCACCTCTTCCTCCTGGGCCTTTATCCGCTGGGCCATGCTCTGAAGATAGAGCTCCTTTGCCCTTTGTGTAGCCTGGGCCTGCTCCATCCCACCCTTTACCATGGAGGCTGCCATAGTCTCAATTTCTTGCCTGGCTCCTGCTGTATCTTTAGCCATGGCATCCCATACCTCAGCCTTTAAAGCCTTGGCACCCTTGACTATCCGCTCCATGCCTTCGGCCATCTTTATCAGTCCATTGATCACTGATATCATCACCCCGGAGGACTTTGCTCCCATGGTATTCATCAGCCTATCCCAGGCATCTCCCAGGTTGCTGACCCTTCCCCCTAGGGTAGCTGAGATCTCGGCCATGGATCCGCTGATCCCTTCAGTCTCTCCCAGGCTTAATATGTAGTCCCGGATAGCTGAGGCTGTGAACTCTGTTTGTGTTTGTTGCTCTTTAAAGCTAAATGTAACCTGATCCCCTGCTTTGCTGGCCCGGATCCCGAACTCTTTTAAGCGCTCGAACTCCCCCGTTTGGGCATCTATAATAGCCTCAGTCAGCATATCGAAATCTTTACCCATGGCAGCGGCCAGATCTCCCATGCTTTTCATCTCCTTCATCCCAGGCTTAAAGCCCTGGTTGACCAGCTTCACATAAGATCCGGTTAGCTGATTAAGCTGGAAGGGTGTCTCTGCTGCGAACTGCTGCAGCTGCTTCATGGACTCAGTGGCAGCATCCTGGGATCCCAGGGCTACCTTTAGCATGGCCTCATACTTCTCGAACTCCATCCGGACCTGGGCCATATTCTTGACCAGCTTGATGGCAGCGGCTACAGCCATGGTGCCCATGGCAGCCTTTACCATCTTACCTACACCCTGGGACTTCTTGCCGGTCTTGTCCATTTCCTTGCCGGCATCCTTCATCTTTTTGTTAAAGTCCCGGTTGTCAGCCGTGATCAGCGCCTTTATCCTTGCTATTACATTTTTAAACATCTGCTTTGTTTTCCGGTTCTTTTAATCCCCAGGCCTCTCTGGCCCTCTCGAACTCTTGATATTTATCTTTAGTCCATTCCCGGCCTTTTCTTCCCAGCCGGTCTATTGTAAGTGGGTAGAGCTGCGAGGGTTTCCTGTATGGCCGCTTGCCTCTGTTCTGGTTGTATATGATCGCTACCAGGTGCCTGGTCCTGTCCCAGGCATGGTCCTCCCTGATCATATGGCCCACTGCATGCCTCCAATAATCTGCCCAACTCATCCGCTCCAGGATGGATCTCTCCAGGCCCAGCTCTCCCAGGCCATAATCTAGGAGCTCATTGGGGCCCCATTTCCGGCCTTTTTTTTTGGATGGTCCTCTCCATCCACTTGCTCCTGGTTATCCTCTTCAGGGCCCTGCATGGCCTCCTGGTAGCTTTTTACAGTCTCCCCTACAGTTCTGCTCCTTACAATTAAATCAAAGATCCTTTGCTGATCAGTCCATAATAGACCAGGGACCAGCTTCTGGGTATCATCAATGGTCAGCCTTTTGCGCTTGCGCTTAGCTGCATAATAGCTGTCACTTGCAGCCAGCATCAGCCAGGTCATATACTCGGTGGGATCCATCTGGTCTACCTCTGTAAAGTCAAGGCCTGACATTGTGGTCAGGTTCAACCAGCAGTACACATCTATCAGTAGTGGGATCTTTACCTCCCTGGTCTTACCCAGGATCCTGGCTGCACCTTTTCTGGGCAGGTGCGCCCTTACCTCCAGATATAAATCTGGATTAAATCTATCCTCCTGTTTCATGGCTTAGATCTTCTATGTGGCTGTGCCTTCCACAATTATTCCAGATCCCTGGACCTCTGCAGAGTAGCTGCTAAACTCATTCTTTGGACCTCCCAGATCCACTGAAGAGATAAAGCCAGCGCCCTGGTAAAAGGTTCCACCGGATGCAGAGGATCCCCAGTAAAGGTCCAGCTCTGTGCCAGCCTTTAGATATCCCAGCGCCTCGCTAAAGCCTTCAGTAGCTGCAGGATCATAAAAGGCCTCCAGGCTCATTCCCCAGCCATACTCTCCGCTGGCGTACTCCTTAGCGCCTCCGCTGTCCTTACTTGTTCCCTCCAGCATATCAGCAGCAGCATTAAAGCTGTTACTCAGGAGCGCTCCTACCTGGGTGCCTCCTATCTGGATTACTAAAACGTCACCATTTGTTAGTGCCATAATCTTCTCTTTTTTTGATAATTAAACTCAGTTCTTACCGGTGGGCCGGCTTTTTGTCTCCAGCAGTGTAGGGCTTAATATATCCCTTTGCTACCATTCTACCCTTAGCCTGGCGCTCAGGGACCTCAATAATATCCCCTTTTTTGTGCTCCCCCTTCATTCCCACAAAGGGCTTTAATACCTGCACAATCACATGGCCAGGGCTGGCTGTGTGCTTTACTTTTTTTGTCATAGTTCCTCAATTAAAAATGAATATGTAATTAACTTTCTGAATACTGTCCCTTGATCATCCAGCTCATACTCAAAGCTATCCATATTGGATACCCGGCCCACTACTACCTCAAAGCTGGTCAGGTCCAGGGGCACATCCAGCAGCTGGCCCACCTGGCTGCTGATATTGTTCATAGGCACCTGGGACCCTTCGCCCCGGCCTGTAAAAAATGTATCTACATAGATCTCCACCTGGCCCCTGGAGGCATAGCCATCCTTCGGCCCGTCCTCATCCAGGCTGACCTGGCCTATCTGTATGTAATGCTCAGCGGTCAGATCTTCATACTCCACTACCCTGGTATATACCGGGATGGTCTCGCTGTTGTAGGTCACATTGCCATTCAATAGCCCGTACAGTCCTGTCAGTAGCTCTCCGCTGGGGTCTTTCATCCTTTATATTTTTTGGGATCCTCTATTGCTCTCTTGATGGCTAGTACCAGGGTAGGCTCTTCTGCCTCCAGGGCAGGGACCAGGAAGGGCTGGGCCTTGGTTCCTGGGTGGCGTACTCTCTTAACCACTACCCGGCCAGACTCATCCCAGAATTTAAAGCCAGCCCCAGGCTTAAAGGCCAGGGCTTTCTTTCTCTTGGGTGTTATATCGTGCGGCTTAGTGCCGAACTCCACAGCGGATCCATAGGCTTTATTGACTGTTACTATCCTACTCAGGTTACTCCTGCGCTCTACCTGGATAGATCTACGGAGCTCTCCAAAGTTACTGGGTGCATTTCTCATAGCCCTGCCCCTGGTGCGCTGTGCGGATCTCTCCACTATTCGCTCCAGTGCAGCCTCAAAGTCCAGGCCATGCTTGCTAAATGCAGCCTTTGCCTGCTTTATCTCGCTGGGTGGTATGCTTATGCTCCAGTCGTTTCTTGTGCTCATCTCTTCTCGGTTGCCAGGATCTCCATCTGTCTGTATCTCATATCAGTGTTGATCACTGAATGTATGTATAGCTTTTGCCCGGAGGCCACCAGCTCCAGCCAGCAGTCCTCATCCAGGGTATAGGCATCCTCCTCATATTGCACCATTACCTGGTAGGGTCTATTGTTTAAGGTCATCCCATAGGCCAGGGATCTGGAGGCATTTAAGGGCTCTAGCTTAGCCCATATGGTGGCTATGGTGGACTCGGTTCCTATCCTCCCTCCCTGGCCGTCTGTGGTTTGGCTCATGCGCTTGATCCGGACCTGGTGGTCCAGATCTCCGGATCTCAAGCGCCTTGTGTCTCCTCTTCTCTTTAGAGCCATAGGTTATCAATCTTGTAAGTTTGTAGGGCTTCCTTAGTCCAGTCATACAGCACCGGCTGGTAGATCTCCAGGTCATCCCTTTGCTGAAAGTCTGTATCTATGTGCCTCAGCATGGCCTGCCTGATAGGCTCAGGCAGTGCCACCTGGCCAGATCCGGATCCATGGCCGGCTGTGTACTCCACCCTGAGGCCGGTCACTATCTGGCCGGCTGACTGCCAGCGCTTATACAGGGCTATGGTTTTAAAGTCCATGCCCCGGATATAGTAGTCTGTGCCACTTACCAGGGTATCGCTCAGGGTGCCATCCTCGTAGACCCTTTTTATGCTGGTAATACTCCGGATAGGACCATAGGGCAGAGGGATAAAGAGATCATCCAGCCGGTCCCAGTGCGCTGTGATGGTTTTCTCAATGAAGGATCTGCCAGTCCATTGCTCCTGTAGCTGCCTGACTGATTTGATTATCCGCTCTATCAGGGCATCCTCAGCGGTGCCTGGGATCTTCCCCCAGCTCCTGACCTCAGCCACACTCAGGGCCTCGGTTCCTTCGGAGTCTATGCGTATCTCTCTGTCTAGTATCATTTAGTTATCCGGTTTTCAGGTGTTTCCAGGATCTTAATCTTTCCCTTTTTCTGCAGATCCTCAGCCTCAAAGTCTCTCAGGTGCATGGTCTGAGGTGGGACCAGGTAGCACCCGGAGTATGTAAAGGGCTCCACTACCCTGCAGCGCTTCATCACTTGGTCCTCCCCTTTATTGCTTTAATCATCAGGTCCTGGAGCACTTCCATTTGAGGATCAAATAGCTCCTCTAGCTCTGCAGCTCTTTTCCTGGCTGCATCGCTCCGCTCCTTATAGTAATCCTTATCCTCCAGGAGCTTTTTAATTTCATCCTCCCAGGCCTGCTGGTTGTCCAGTGGGTGGAAGATCCCGGCCTCTCCCAGGCTCTCCAGGAGCCCATCAGTGGGGTTGGCTATGGTAGGGATCCCTGAGGCTGCCGCTTCTATTGCAGTGCGCCCAAAGCTCTCATATTCGCTCGGCATCAGCAGGATCTTGGTCCTCTCGTAGGCCTTTTGGATCTTCGGAGTATTTTCTTTGTAGGTCACATTGGCCATCTTCTGCTTTTCCTGGTGGTAATAGCCACCCTTTACTGCCATGAATTTCACATCAGGCAGGGCCTTGGCCAGGTTGAAAAACATCTCAGATCCTTTGAGCTCACAGTGGTTGATCAGGGTCACATGGCTGGCCCCTCCCCGGTTGGTCTTATAGTAATCCACCGGACAGGGTGGCTGCACTATACAGCTCTCCTTGTGGCCGTAAAAGGCCAGGCCTACCTGCTTGGTGTATTCAGAATTGTAGCACAATATAGACCTGTGGGCTATCTTCTGGATAGCGCTGTAGCGGTGTGTGTTGTGCTTGATAAACAAGGCCGGCATACCATCCACCTGGGGCCTCCGGATATTGTTTATAACCTTGCCCACCCGGTTTAAGTGACTGACTACGATATCAGCCCAGACATAGTGGTTAATTACATGGATCTTGCCATACTCCGGGATTACCGGGATCCCTTCAAAGGTGTGCTCTTTTGCATCTCCTGCAGCTACCAGGATCTCATGGCCTTTAGCCTGGAGCCATTTCATCATATGGTGGACCATCCACTCAGCACCAGCATTGTGGTGGGGTGGGTATCCATGTACGTGCAGTAATATTTTCATTTTCATCCTCCTGTTTTTAAATACTTATATACCAGCATTATCTCTCCCAGGACAGTGTGGTCTGCCGGCTTAACCAATTCCAGGCCGGCCTTTTCAGCCTGGCCATTGTTCCATAGGGATTTATGAACCTCGTATTTATTGCCCTTATAGGGTCCTTGCTTGATAAAGATCCCAGGGGTTGAGACCAGCAGGATCCCTGAGGGGCTTAGCCAGGTTTTGATCTTAGCTATCAGGGCCTGGCCTACAGCCTCATCCATGTGCTCAATCACATCAGCCATGATAATAACATCAAAGGTTCCAGGGGCGAACTCCACCAGGTTGACATCTTTGATAATTACCTCATGGTATAGCTCCCACATTGGATTCCTGTACTCTGGCCATGCTTCTATCCCTTTTATGACCGGGATCCATGGCATTAAGGTGGTAGCATAGTTATAGATCAGGGCCCCATACATGCCATTGCCTATACCTATATCCAGGACGCTCTGAGGCTTGCGCTTCAGGGTCTCCTCCAGGATAAAAGGGATCACTGCATGGCTGCTAATCGGCATAATTTTTCTGCTTTAAAATAAAGGGGCCGGCCTGCATAAAACCGGCCCCTTTGTCACTAACCCAAACACATCAATCACTAACTAAAACTAATCTACCAACATCATGAAGAAACTCTATGCAGTACCTTGTGCGAGAGCTACAGCAAAGTCTCCGGTAAGGATAGCGGTGGGCTTATAGACAGCCAGGGCCAGTCTCTTCTGGGCCCTTACGGTTACCATACCCTTAACAAAGTTATCCTCATTGTTTTTGCTGAACTCTATCAGGAGCTCTTTTTTGAAAAACACCTGTGCAGCCTCCCTGGAGTGGATCAAAAAGTCCCCTTCAGTCAAGGCTGTAGTAGTTACAATAGGCACACCGGCCAGCTGTGGTGAAGCTACACCCAGGATCCATGGCAGGATATACTGGCCATTGCTATCCTTGGTAAGTGCAATTTTATAGAAATCTGCAGGGTGCAGCACTATAAAACTGGGCTGATATTCATCATCCACTACCTGACGCACACCATCCACCAGCACATCAATCCGCTGTACATTGGAGTCTGAAAGTGCATCACTGTAAGCGGTTGCATTGGTTACCAGTCCGGACAGGTTTTGACCAGTTCCAGCTCCCTCCAGGATCTGCTCATCCTCAACCTTGTTGATCTTCCCTGGGAGCTTAGCCATAATGTAGGAGGTCATCCCTGCTACATCTTCCAGCATCTCCTCGGCCAGCATGATATACGCTGTAATCTTGCGCACGTTTGCAGTGCTGGCTGTCAGGTCAAAGTCATTCTGTGCGAACTCAGCCCCAGGCGCTGTCATAGTGGTGTTATCAGTTTCAGCGGTTTCCTTCACATACTCCACAGCGGTCATATTGGTGGTTCCCTGGAGGATCAGATCCCTGGCCCTGGCTTTACGCTCAGGATCAAAGTGGATCTCTGGCAGGTGCTCATACCCTGGTACATTGTTCGTAAATGTATTGGTAGGAGTCATATCGTCCTGCTTACGCTCCAGCTGCATGCCTTCCAGGTCCTTATCGGTCAGCTTAAAGCTAACAGATCCAGACTTTCTGTAGGTCTCTGCCACGTTGGCCTCGCTCAGCTTCTCATGGAATAGCCCTGCAAAGTTTTTCCTCTGCATCACCTTGTCAAAGCGGCCAGCCTTGGCCTCAATCACATCCATCCGCTTGGTGTACTCCTCAAATTTCTCATTGTGGTCCTTCAGTAGGGTCTCCAGCTCGGTCTTCATCTTGCTGGTCATTTCTTTGGCCTCCTTGTGGCCCTCTTCCTGGATCTCCTTGTTGATCTTGTCAATCCTGGCATCTATCTGCTCACTCAGCCCGGCTATCTCTTGCTCCAGCTTTTTGGTCAGCAGCTCATTAACATCATTGCTCATGGTCTCTACTTATTTAAGTTATTAAAAATATTTCCCAGGTCAGGGATCTGTAGATCGGCTGGCTGGTCCTGGTCTCCAGTGGAGCCTCCCGGCTGGAGTGCCTTGATCAGGGCCTTATATTGTGCCTCAACCTGTTTTAATTGCAGCTCTAATAATACAAAAGTCTCATCTGAATATCCACCATTCCGGATGGATTTGGTCAGATTGTCTATTCTTTTTGCGAACTTTTCGCCCATATCATTGGCCTCCAGATCCTTGACGGAAACCGTAGGAGTCCACTCATTTGCTCCCCAGGTTACAGTGGATCCCTCCCAGAGCAGGACCTCCTTTATCAGGCGGTGGTTTTGGTTGTTATCCCGTTCCTCCTTGACTACCTGGATCCCTATACTGTGCTCATTGATTACTCCATCCTCATACAGCAGCAGGGTGTCTCTCCCGTAGGTGGTTTTGCTTACCTTACTCATGAAATAAAGCCCCTTGTTGTCCTCCCGGATGGTCCCCTCTTCGGTAAACCTGGACAGTGGCATAGTGGAATTGTGCTGCAGCAGGTGGTAGATCCTGGGGTTACTGGATCCAGGTCCCCTCTCCTGCAGTGTTTTCTTGAACGCTCCAGGGACTAGCTCATCATTGTCTGAGTCTACCACTCCCCAGGTGTTGAAATAGCCCTCAACTATTCCCCTCTTAGTGTCTACATCTTTGACTACAGCGTCAAAGGTTGCGGTTTTGTAATTTTCCATATATCTATATTTTAGCTTTTACTATACTCATCATAGGATCCTCCAGGGGTATCTACCTGGAAATGGATATCAATCTCCATCATCCTGGCATCCACTCCATAGGTATCTGAGGCATCTCCCCCTATTCTAGAGATCTTCCACACAAATAAACTGGACAGACCCATCCCGGTGCCATCTATCTCTGTAAAGGCTGCTATCTGGTGCTTTCCGCTGGTCCCATCCGCTGCATCTGTGATATCCTCCTGGGTCCAGGATCCCGGCCTGGTGCCATTCACATTATACCACTTATACTCCATTCTCCATACCACATTCCCACTATTAGCATCAGTTGGCTCCCAGTGTACGTGTGGCCTGATATTGCTACCCTCTTTATAGGTGTGGGGAAACTGCATGATCACAAATAAAACCTCTGTGCTTGCAGCATCAAATAGCCATCCCCCCTCTATTGCATCCCAGTCCGGATCTGAAGCCTGGCCTGGTGGGTTTATGGCTGTAGCTGGTGCCCGTAGGTCATCCCATACCGTGTCCAGCAGCTTAACAGGTAGTAGCTGCTCTATCTGGTTGTCATCTTTCGCTCTGAATAGCTTGTTAAATCGTATTCCTGCCATATCTAATATATTTCATCACTTTCCACTGCATCAAATCCCTCTATCAGGCCCTCATCTTTCAGCTTCTGGGCTGCCACGTATGCTCTGGACCTGTCCTGTGGGACCAGGCTCATCATAATCTCCAGGTGGGCCCTATCCAGCTCATTCTGGCAGGTCACTCCCTCTGTATCATCCAGGATGCACTCCTGGCCCATAAATTTAAAAATCACTCTCATTATTCCAGGTTTTGTAACTTAAATATAGTCTCCAGGCCCCAGTTGAAATAGTCCGGATCTGTTTGGATAAAGTAGCCAGGGTTTTCAATAAAGTGGGTCCACCACATGCTGAACACTTCAGTAGATCCCTGGCGTATGCTGGCCCCTTCAAACATCTGGTTTATACTGGTGCCTCCCCAGCCTGACTGGTAGTATCTGCCTGTATATGGATTGATAAACTTATCCTCCCAGCAGCCCTCCCCGTGATAGCTTACTGTGCGCTCTCCCCACTTTATTCTCCGCTTTAAAAAGTCCTTTGTGGACTGGTGCAGCACTGCACTGTTGTGCTCCACTGCATGGCCTGCCTCATGGCATACGGTGGCCGGGCCGCTGTCTCCAAACAGTTTAATATGGTTACCTCCACAGCTGGCCCTGCCTCTTTTTTTGTAGACCGTTGCTGAGATATTCACCTGGCCGGCATCACTAACCTGGCCCACTATCCGCTCAAATAGCTGGGTAGATCTTTTTCTTACAGCTCCCAGGTTTTTACTGCCCACTGAATAATCCACATTTGATCCCTTACCCAGATCCATGATATCAGCGAACTCCTCCAGGATATCATTCTGTGCATCCCAGGTATCATATTGGGCCCTTTTATAGGCCTTATTTGTTTCCTCCCACTGGCTGATCAGGGCCCTCCTGGTCTGGGCCAGGCCCTCATCATATCCCTGCCCGGATCTTATTCTCCTATTGTGCCTCCTGGTTACCTCATTGGCTTCATCAGCCAGTTTATTCATCTTATCCACCAGCTCTCCCTCTTTGATCTGGGACTCCCTCATCTTTTTAAAGGCCTTGCTCTTCTCTATCTCTCTGGCCTTTTTCTGGGCAGCCTTTATCCTTGCGGCCCTGGATCCCGGCCTGGTCCTTCCAGGTGGTGGAGGTGGTGGCTCTGGTGGTTGCTCTGGCCTGGGTGTAGGTGTATCAGGGGCCTCATCCACTACCTTGGGCTCGTAGTAAACGCTACACCTGCAGTGTATAACATTGGCCCCATCTCCGCTGTAGTCACATGGATAATCCAGGGGCTCCCCGGTTTTTTGGAATTTCTCTTCCATCTCTACCTTTTCCCCATCCGGACCATTGGGGAAGGTGCCATAGTGGTCATAGGTTCCCCGGCCTCTCCTTCGCCTGGTCCTGGAGTCCCTGGTAGATAGCCAGACTTTCATCATGGGCTCCTTGGTCTCCCTGGCTCCGGTAATACTCCCCAGGTTGCTGGCCGCTGCAACCTCGGTCCTGGCTATCCTGGCAGCCCTGTATGTGCTTATATCTCCCCAGTCATCCCTCAGCCGGTCCCGGAGCAGCTGGGCTGTCTCGCTGGCCCCAGGTGGCCTGGTCTCCATGTTGATCTGGGCCAGGGTGCCCTGGATCACTCCCACAGCCTGGCGCTTGCTCTCTCCGGTTATAGCGGTGATCCGCTCCCCTGCCTTGGCATACAGCTGAGTCCAGACACGCTCCTGGAATTGTGCATTTGTAGGTATCTCATTCTTGCGGATCCAGTCATCCCCTTTAACCTTGGCCATCATCTTGTAGATCTCCTGGGCAAAGTATGCACCCACTACCTTGACAGTGCGCTCATAGATCCCCTCCAGGGCATCCTCCCTGATCAGGCGCTCTACCCGGTCCTCTATACTGTTAACAGTTGAGGCATCAATCTCTTTAAGCACAGGCTGGATCTGCTCCACCAGGGCGCTCTTCCATTCCCTGGTAAAGGCCCTTGTAAACCTGTCCCTCTTGGCCTGTGTTTTCTTCCACAGCCTTTGCCTTTGCCTCTCTGTCATTTAGTTCATATTCAACCTGATCCGCTGCTCTGGGGCCCTGGTCAGGATCCCTCCCTGGAGATCCAGCGCTCCAGTGGGGTTGTAGATCCTTGCCATCCAGCGCTCCCTGGTCAGCTTTTCCTTTTTAATCTTTGTCTCTGCCCGTTTCATTTTCGTTATTTATTGGTTAGGTGGTCCAGGTATTTATCCACTGCCTCCACATCCTGCAGGGCCTGGTCCATTGTTATCTTGTTTCCATCCACCCAGAGCTGGTCAGTACCAGGGGCCTCTAGGGGCTCATAGTCTAATACCTTCCTTTTCTCATCCGGTGTCAGCATATCGGCATCCCTCAGCCAGTCCATCAGCTGCTTTATATCGGTCTGCAGCTCCGGGATGGCCTGGAGATCCATATCCAGCCAGTACTTTCTATTATCCCTCTTCTCAAAGCCAGGGATCCACCAGCGGTTTACCTCATCCCTCAGGCTCCTCATCTCCGGGATTACAGCCTGGGTGTAGGCTCCTGCCTTGGCCTCCTTGTAGGTGTTGTAAGTCTTGCTATCCGGATCATTAAAGAGCTGGGAGGCCAGTCCATAGATAGCGCACATCCTCCTGAGATCTACATTTTCCTGCTCTATGATCTTCAGATCTACAGGGCTCATGGCCATCTGCTGCCACTTGACAGCTGCACCGGTTACCATAATCTTGCCCCTGTTGTTAGCTCCTCCAAACTTCTGGTAATACTTGTGCTCTATCTGCTTGGCCTGGTCTGGAGTCAGGCTGCTGCCATCTTGTGCATCTCCCACATACCTGGACAGCATGCCCACAGCTCCCATGTTTTGTAGGCTCTTCACGCTGGCAGTTATACTATCGTTGCTCCTCTGTATCAGCCTGGATCCTGCCTGTAGTGGGCTCAGGCCATAGAGGCCTCCCATGCTGTAGGGTAGCGGATTCCAGCGCTTGCTATGCATCACATATTCCTTGGGGATCTTCTTGGTAGGATCTCCCAGCCAGTAATAGTGCGCCAGGGGCTCCATAGGGCTGCCATATTTAGCTCCAATGAACTGGGCAGGCAAGACATCCAGCTGGACAAACAGGCCGTTATTTGGCCCCGTTTCAGGTGCCAGGCCATGGATAAAGGTGTTGCCTGTAATCAGCTTGTATCCCAGGACCTGCTCTATAAACTCGCTTTGTGCCTGGAGCTCATTGGGTCTCTTCCAGATATCTACCACATCATGCTGCTGGATAGGCTCCACTGCCTTGGTCTCCAGGATAGGGTAGCGGATCCTGTCTGTAGGATCCAGGTTTTTCCACCGGTTGAGGCTCTTGTCATCCTTCACCTCGTAAAAGGTCCAGGGGATCTGGGCAGCCAGCCTGGTCATATATCCCACTATCATATACACCAGGGGATTCCCCATGTATCCCTCGGTTACCAGCTCCTCCTTTTTCGTACTCATGAAGCTGGGAGCTCCTGCTCCATACATGGTGTCAGTAGTGCCATCATTGAAGGGTAGCCAGCTCTTTACTATTGCATCCTGCACCCCTGGAGGTAGCAGCTTAGTCCATATGGATCTCTTTGTCATACCACAAAAAATGTATCTCGTTTAAGCATTAAATCTGTAACGGCCCAGACCATTGCATCTACCCGGTCCGGGCTTTTTTCTCCCTCGCTTGCTGCCCATGTTACCATCTGTGTCTCTAGCCTGGGCAAAGCACCTACATGCTTTACCTTGTGCTGCTCATAGAGCGCCAGGATAGGCTCTGCCCTGGTTACCTTTCCCCTGGAGGCATGTACTTTGGTATAGCTTACTGATGGGTCTATGGTCCTGATCACTTGCTCAATCAGGTCCCCTCCATTGTTCACCTCTCCCAGGATCCTGTCGGCCTTGTTTACCTGGTAGGCCCCTATAGCTCTCCTGGCCCACTCAGTAGGTGTATAGATCCCACTCAGATCCTCCAGGATATAGCAGCGGCCATCCTCTCCCTTGCCGGCTACCACTATCCCAGTCTCATCACTGTCCTGGTTGCTGGTTACAGCTGGATCTATAGCTACCACTACCCGGACCAGGTTAGGGGCTTTATCCACCCTGGCCTCATCTATGTGCTTTTGCTTCCAGAGGGCTCCCTCCAGGTCCTCCAGGATCTCTGCATGGAGCTCCTGCCTCCCTATCCTGGTTCCTTCGTACTTGCTTATGATGGTATTCAGAAATGCATCAGCCAGGTTGGCCTTATTATCATAGGTGGATCCCCTGGTCACCACACTACTGTCAGCCTTTACCAGCTCCTTGATCAGCTTGATGGGCCTGGGTGTAGTTGTCACCAGGACCTGGGGATCCTGTCCCAGCCTGAGCCCCATCATGGCATTATCCCAGGCCTCATCAGCGTATTTCCAACTGGCAAGCTCATCCACCCACATCTTGTAACACTGTGGGCCCCTGAGTGCATCTGGCTCATCCGCTGAAAAGAGCACACCCTTGGCACCATTGGGCCAGGTTAGCCTCTTCTTGCTGGGCTCGTATTTTGGTCTATTGTGATCAGGGTGGACTGCGAGGATCCCGGCTGGGCCCTCTATCATGGTATCCCTCATATCGGCAGCGGTCCTGCCTATCAGGTGTATAATCGGATGGCTGTCGCTCCAGATCCTTACGGTCTCAGCTCCGGTCCTGGTCTTGCCAAAGCCCCGGCCAGCTATTACCAGCCAGGTGGTCCAGTCTCCAGGTGGGAGCTTCTGGGCATCCCTGGCCTGTAGTGTCCACCGGTAGCTTACCTCAGTCAGCAGAGCCTCCAGCTCCTGCCTGTCCGGTGCGCTTAACGACTGCAACAATTCTGCTGATAAGTTCATCATCTGAATAGTTATTCAGGACCCCATCTGCCTCCAGGTTGAGGCTTTCCTTAGGCTTACCCAGGATCCTATCCAGGTAGACCTCAGCTGCTGCCAGGCTGCCATTCTCTTGCACTGCTTTCTGGTAGATCATCTCCAGGACTATCATCACCCTCTCCGCTTTGATCCTCCTGCCCTGGGCCCATCCTGCCTCCAGGATCTCGTCCTGAGTGACCCCATGCTCTCCTATCTGCTTCAGCACCTCCTTGTAGCGCTTTTTGTCTCCTGTCCTGATATGTGCCTGCCCTCCAGCCATGCTGTGACTTGTTTAATTGCTAACAATACAAAAAAAAGGCCAGACTCTATACATGCCCGGCCCTTTAATTTATCAGTTTTGTTGGTTATATCTGACTCTCTGTATATTGCGCTACATTCTTTTGTGAATCTGTTTGCCATTTATGTGTATAGCTGTGATCATCTCAGCGCCTGCATCATATTCCAGGGTTATACCCAGGGCCAGAGGTATCTGAATAAATCCCACCACAGATCCAGGGGCCAGCGGTTTAATACGGTAGACAAGATCCAGCAAATAAAGTAGATTGTTTCCTGTAGCCAGCCAGGCCATTATGCCACCCTCAGGGTCCTGTTTTGTTTTTGCCGGCTGACCCTTCCTTTCCTTAAAACAATTCACCAGGGCCTCTGTATTGAGCTCAATCTGAGCCAGCAGGTCCTCCACCCGGACCTGGTGCTCCGTGTCATCTACGGGCCTCTCTGGTGTTTCTGTGGCCGCTTTATGGTCTCCATCCATCTCCCGGACCAGCTTCTCTGCTTCCATCATGGCCTCATCCATCTCCCTGGCCAGCGTTTTCTTTTTCTGCTTCTGTGGCTTTGCCGGCTTTACATCCTTCCTGGTATCGGTAAAATAGGCCACCGGTGCCATGCCACTCTTTTCCCACTCATCCAGCAGGAGCCAGACCTTATCCGTTACCCGGTGCCTGTGTTTGTCACTACGGGCCCAGGTTAAATAATTGGGGTGTATGCCCATCAGATCAGCCAGCTGTCCATTGGTTGCGCCTGACTGGTGCAGCTCCTTGGTCAGCTTTTTAATGATATTGTCCTGTCTTAATTTTTCCATCCTCCTGGTTTTTATTAATTGTCAAACTGTAAATTGATAACGGTCCCAGCTGCCAGCTCCTGGTAGTAGGTAGTGCTGTCACAGCTGCAGAGATATTGCCCTGGAGTATACCAGGTAGACAGGTAGGTCCCATCCCCTGCCCTGGGATAAAATGTGACTTGTGCATAATCCTCCCAGATGGTGTCCCAGGAGGCCAGCTGTGGGTATTTCACCAGGGCTGAGTCAGGCCTCCGGTCCACTGCCTGCTGGATGGAGTGCGCTGTGTAGTAGTGGGCTGCCTCCATAAGATCTCCCACTATATCCACACTGTAGCTCATCAGTGACTCATCCAGAGTGATCACAGGAGGGATGGTATCCAGGGCTATGACCCTAAACTCTACCCGGTCCTGGTTTCCGCTGATATCTGTGGCAGTGATCACCACATCCATAAAGGGATTACCAGCGTCCAATATGCTGCCCGGATCCGGTTCCTGGAGCAGGACCACTCCCTCACAGTTATCCTGGACAGTTACAGCGTCCCGATAATCAGGGAGCTCTGCCTGGCAGGTGCTGTCTAAATAGATCATTTGGTCTGGTATTTGACCTATACAGGTACAGCCTACCAAAAGGGCTGCGGTTAAAAATAATACTGCTTTTTTCATAGTTGTAAATTTACAATTTTTCACGTTCATATCCTATCTGTTTAATTATCTCATAATGCTCCAGGTCCCTGGCCACCCATCCATCACAGGCCAGGGATGAGCCTCCTGTCATATCCTGCAACGGTTGCTTGTTTTGCCAGGTCCTAAACTCCATATGCTTTGCCCTGGGTGGTGGATCCTCCCAGTCAGGTGCCTGGAGAACTTTATCCAGGCTGGGTCTGGAGATCCCGGCCCATTTCATGCAGTCTATAAGATCCTGGCGGCTACTCATCAGGCGCTCATATTTGACCGGCAATATATCCAGCCGGCTGTGGGCCTCCTTCCAAGCTGTGGCATACTGCAGATAATCCTTGACCTGGTGGTGGTGGATATCCTTCCACTTTTCCCCAAAGCGTAAACGAATAGATCCAAAGATATCCCAGGGGTTTTTTATGATCATGATCCGCTTACAGCCTGGGTATTCATGGATAGGTAGGCCTGTAAATTTCCAGACCAGGTGCTGGTAGCTGCCATCTACTATCCCAGGCGCATAGGTTTCCCGAAGGATCTCCAGCACACCCTCCTGGGATCCTATAACCCTGCGGAGTATGCTGGTGCCACTGTGTGGAAATCCATTAATAACAATTTTATTCATCTCTATTTGTTTTTAAATTGGTCAATTCTTTGAATTGGTTCATTATTCGTTTAAACAAATCTTTGTCTTCATCATAGACAGTGATTGTTGCATACCCATTTCCATATCTTTCTATTTCATTATCAAGTCTCATAAGCCAATCATCAATCGCTTTAATGTCTTGAGCATTTATCTGTTCATGTTTTGTTTTCATCTCTATTTGTTTAGGTGTTAATTGGTTCAGTTTTTAGATGGTTTACATATTGCCTGGATCTCATCCTGCAGCCTCATAATAGACTCGGTTTGAGATTTGTCTATATCCAGGGTATCATTGATAATATCCAGGGCCTTATCCAGGGCCTCCTGGTTGCTGCTCAGCTGCCTGGTCACCAGCTCAATCTTATTGGCTTGTAAGGCTGTCAGCTCCTGGATGGCTTTTGTAAGGCGCTCCAGGTTATCTATCCTTTTCATCTGGGCATATACCAGCACACCAAAAAGGATAAAGGCTATCAAAAAAAGTATTTCCATGGTGTTTGGTTTTATGGAGGGCCCTGGGTTGATTTGATGCAGTTAAACCGTTAATATTAATTTGCTCCCTGGGCCCTCCTGGTTAATTACTATTCTTTAAGATCTTCAGGGGTTACTCCCTGGGCCTTAAATAAGGCCTCCCAGTCCTCTGGCCTGAGCAGTGGGATACTTACCTTTTTACCTTTTCTGACTGTAGCCTCCGGGACCTTACAGGCCTTTTGGTTGAGTTTTTGGGCCTTGCCTAGGCCTACCCACTGGATCCTAAAAAAGGACCACAGGTACTCTGAAAGTTTCAGCTTTTCTGCTTTGATCTCCTGCTTTGTTCTCATGTTTCTGTTGGTTTAATTTCTATTCCATGCTTGATGGTAAAGTCTACCAGATCCTCCAGGGTGTCAAACTTATCCAGCCAGGTCTTTTCCCCCTCCTGGATCATAGCCTCATAATAGCCCTCCTGGTTTTTCCACAGGCTTATAGAATAGATAGCATGCATGCCCACACTCCCATCCTTATGGTGTGCCATCTTAAAGCCATACCCTTCAAGGATCTCCGGGCTGAGGCTGGTCCTGGCTGTGGTTACTCCCAGGATCTCCTTCATGCGATCATGCTCCTGGAGTAGTTTGATATACTGGACCCTCATTAAGATATAGAGCACTGCAGCGGTTATAAGGGCCGCTATCCCTATAATCAGCATAATCATGGCTTTTTGTTTTTCTCGGTTTCTACTAATCTGTCTACCCTCCTGCGGTGTGTTTCCAGGATCTCCTCCATAGCCCTGGGATCCTTCAGGATCTTCCAGGGGATATCAGCGTTACTATAAGCGCTCCCACCTTTTCGGATCATCCCAGGGATCCGCTTGATCAGGGTCATCCTACAGGCATCGTGTGCCTTTGGATGGTGTAGGCCGGTCTCGGTCTTAAAGGCATAGAAATGGATATCATAGCCAGCCTTTAGGTATTGGATTACTTGGTCAGTCATTCTCTTGATTTTTATGGTCATTCTTAATCTTGTTCTCTATACACTTAACCACTGCAGCAGGACCATCTACTCCCTCATATACGTAGGTCTGATTGTCCAGGATCACAGTGGCCCGGATGTTAATATATTTTCTTACACTGTTACGGATCCGCTCAATCTTTAAGCTCCCCATCTCTCTGAAGAGGATAATATCTACCAGGTCCATAAACTGGTCAGGCTTTAGCCTGGGGTTGTATTCCTTCACGTGGCATACAAAGTGGAGCTCATGGCTCTGCCCTTTGCGCTTAAAGTAAGCCATCTTGCCGGTGTAATACATGGCCTCCACATAGCCACTCCATGCTGCCAATATATTCATGATGCAAAGGCCTCCCACTCCCTCTCTTTTAGATAATCCTCCGGGCTCTGGATATAGATCCCATACTCTGTTGCCAGCCTGAGGATCCTGTCAATAATCTGGCTGGTCTCTTCCATGGTGGCGCTGGCAAAGCTCCGGATCCTCTGAATGGGATCCCGGCCCGTTGGTGTTAGGATATTATCTGCCACCTCAACAAAGCCCACGGCATGTTTAACAATATCCCGGATCCTTTGCTTTGTCTCTTCATCTTCCACGGGATCCCCTTGCTCTTCCCAATACTTATAAAAGGCCGGCCAGATAGCAACATGCATATAGGCCAGCTGGCTCCTGGATTTCTCTACCTGGGGCCGGTTAAAGGTTGCATCCAGCAGGATCATCTGGCCATCATAGCTGGCTGTTACAAACTTATCCACTGCCTCGGACTTGACTGCAATAGGATCCAGCAGGACCAGGGCCCATCCTCTGCGGGGATCCTGGATTAATTTAGCTTTAGCTTTTACTTTCTTCATAATTGTGTTTTAAAGATTTGTAGATGTTTAAGTATCTCGGTCTCAAATTTATTCAGACCAATAAAGTGATGGTATAATGAATAGATAAAGGGCTCGGCCTTTACATGCACCATGATAGGGCTTTTCATGCATAGCCTCCCTATCTCCTGCTCACTGCTTACCTCCCTGGCCTTGTAGATCTTATCCTCTGTATCTGTGTCCTTCATCCGGATCCATGGCAGATCCTCCAGGGTGCCATGCTCATAGATATATTCAAATACATACCGGGGAAGAGCTGCCACCCCATAGGGCTGATTGTAGGGCATAGACAAAATAAAACAGGCAGCAGCTGCCCTGTCTCCCAGGGTCATCATCCGCTTGGATAGTTTACTTTCCCAGATCCTATCCATTGCCCAAAAGATTAGATAAGCGCTGAGGCCCTTTTCCGGACCGTTTAGAGCCTTTACCTTCCGGTGGTATGTTCGGACCACTGCCACCCTTTGGCGTTAAATTTGCCCCGTTTCCTGCCTCCTGGGAGCCTGTTTGTTCCTTTTTGGCTTTCTGCCTCAGGTATTCCTCCCTGGATATGGCCGTAGGGGATGGCTTACCAAAGCCCTCCGGTGGTGGGTTGTTTACCTTGGAGGATCCGCTGGCCTCTGGCCCCTTGCTTACCTGGTTGGCTGCCTGGTGGGCCTGCATCTCTTTTGGGTCCAGCTCAAAGATCCCTTTCCAGCCCATCTCAATAGATCTTAAAAGGATCCGCTCTGCTATCTTGGGGTTGTTCCTGGAGTGCTTTACCAGGTTGCCAGCTGTTTGCTTAGCTGCCAGCTCTGTATAAGGAGATCCCCAGGCCCGGATCCTGTAGCTGATAAACTGCAGCAGGGCATCCCTTACCTGAGCACTTTCAACCAGTGGGCTCTTTTTCTTTTCCAGGGAGTCCAGTGCAATTTTATGCAGCTTCAGATCCTTGGGCTCTCCCCTCACACTCCCCTCTTTATTTTTATCTTTATTTATATCTATATTTTCATTTTCCATATGCTTACCACTAGCTTTGCTAGTGCTTAACATATGCTTAGCACTAGCTTTTTTAGTTAATTTATTGTTATTCAATTCATTAAGGGTACCATCGGAGTGCTTCAGGATCCGGGGCCCTTGTGCATTTTTGCGCCTGGACTCAGAAAAGCTCCTCCTCTTCTGGATCTCATCTAGCATCCGCTTATTATAGATTTTCCCATCCTCCTGGATAAACTTTTCCAGGATTATAGGATTGTTGTCACAGATCCTCTTGACTGTTTCCGCTTCCAGGTAGCCACCTCTTTGATGCTGAAGGCAGAGCAGTTTAATATACTGCCCTGCCTCTGCATCTGTCATATGAGCCGACCCGGTTAGAAAGTCAGAGGTATAAAATAGTATGGCTGGATCTTTACCCATAGCTTACAGGAGCTTTATAGATATACTCCTGGTAGATTCCCTGGGCAGAGCATTAAACTCCTCCCCGGTTACCGTGTCCACACCTCCATCCTTCATACTCTGGAGCTGTTTTTCCCTGGCTTTTCGGAAATCGGCAGCAGACCCCTCTGTGTCCTTGTAGGATTTCCAGGTCTCGTCCTGGGTGTAGTCGTATTTGGTCCGGTTTACCTGGGAGATTACAGCCCCATACTTCTCTATGGTCTTGGTATCATATTTGTCCAGCTCCTGAAGGCTGTACTCCTTCACCTCAGGATCCTGCCTGAGGCCTTTAATGATATCCTCCATGGCCCGGAGCTTCACCTCTGCCTCTAGTGGGTCCATGTTACCGCTCAGGATCTCCTCCTTTAAAGTCCTGGTGTACTCAGCCACTGCAGCCTTGCTGCCTGGCATGTTTTTGATTGTCTCTAGTGTTTTATTCATTGTGTTTGGTGTAAAGGATCCAGTGCAGGTAATTGATCGGCCTGTAGCCTCTGCAATATTAGCACCGGATCCAGGTTATTTAAAAAGGTAAATCGTCTGGCATATTCTCTGGGGAATAGGGATGGTCATCCGCTGGAGGTGGCCCATCATTCTCCGGGATCACTGTATCATCCTCCAGGCCCATGCAGGCCTTATACTCCTGGCTGGATTTGATTTTCTCCTGCCAGTATTCGTGCATATTCTCCAGGACCTTTAAATCGAACTTACTATTATAGTTCCAGATAAAGGTAGGGTTTATCTGGGGTGGGCATGTAGTCCCTTTTGGCAGGCTGGTGATAGCCGAAATAGTTTCATACTTATTGCCCTGTTTACTGACCTTGTGGGTGATGGTAAGCATGCAGGCAGCTCCCACTACATTCTCCAGGTCAAAGCCCAGGAGCTCATCCGGAGTAAAGGCCTTGCCTCTCCAGTTGCAAAGATCCTTGTACAGGTTTGTTTTGACTCCCAGAAAATTGCTGTACTCAGTGGAAATGCTCATAGGCTCCTC